AATCAGTTGCGCAATGAATGATTAGTCAAGTTTTTAGATATACACAAGGGGGGGGCAAAAACGACCCTTCGCCCCCAAAGAGTGAGATGCACACCCCGTGTATTACTCTACATCTAATTTTTTTTATTTTTTCTCATTTTCTCTGATGTCTCTAACTTTCAAACGGAAGTAGGTTTTACGCAATACATGGAATACGATATACTTGACTCTCTAACAAAATCGCTAAAAGTTTCTTTTATACTAGAAAGAATTAACCCCACCTTTTTCGTTGTTATTTTTTTTTCTTTTTTTTAAATATTTCCCTTGACTTTGATTTTCACGCAATCTATAATTAGTACATACTCTAAGAGAGCAATGTAAAACTTGATGGTTTGTTGATGTGTTCTGTGAGCTTTCTTAGAGTATATGAGATGTACCAGAAGTGCGTTGCAGTAAACTAGCTCTTTGAAGCTAACACTCTTTAAAAGCATAATAGACTCCACTGATGCTGTAATGCACTTCTGATATATTTCATGTATTCCTTATAGAGTAGGTGTCTATTTACCGATGTTTTTTATAATTTACAGGTATTGAATTAAATTGAAAGCCCAGAGTTTTGTCTAATTTTCTCTGGGCTTTTTTATATTTATTTTACCTACCTATTAGACTTGCACTAATCATTAGTATCACTTATAATATAAACAAGTCCTAGGGATGGCTCTACTATTCCGCTACCTTATTGTTAGCCATTCTTAGGCGCCAGATTTCTTTTTTTATTTTCATTTATTTTCATTTTTTTACCTCACAAACAAAACCCCATGTTATTTCTAACACGGGGTATTTTTTTTATCCAGACTCTTGTCTTTCTTATTTAATCCTTATCAGTCTTTATAATATAATTCAGCTTGTCATTGATAGTGTTATATATCTTTTTGTATAAGTTGCTATTGATTATTTCACTTGTAGTCTGATTAACCATGATACCGCCAGCAATCATATACATTGTCTTTTGTGATGGAGTTAAGATGGAAATAGCACCAGTTACTACACCTGTAATTACAGCAATCTTGATATACTTTTTCCAACTTACGACTTTGTCTTTTAATTCCTTATATTCATAATAATCACTAGCAATCATTAGTGCTATCAAGAAAATACCGAATAAGACCGCTAATAAAACAAATACAATATTACTAGCAAAATGAATGCCATCACAAACATCTGCTAGATAAAATAGAATAATTAAACTAAACATTGCCGTTTACCTCCAATTTCTCTTCTGGTCTCTTTAGTTTAAACTTCTTTTTCTTTAGACTGTGCAACTTCTTGTACAGACTCTCCATAACTTCTTTCTTGTCTTTAGGTATTCTCTTAGATAATTCTTTTTCCTCTTCCTCTGGGTTATAAACAAAAGGTTTCCATGCTTTCAACTTCATATCCCACCACTGATAATTCTGTAACTTCTCTGGGGTGAAGTTCATACCAGCAATAACAAAGGTATAGCTTCCTTGTGATAATGTATATCCGTTAAAAGTTCCACAAGCGGTAGAAGGCAATTCTTCTTCGGTTAATGCTTTAACCTTAATAATCTCTCCAATCTGCTTATGAGTACATAAATTAAAATCTCTAAAGTCACATACTTTCTTGTAACCTTCGGTGTTTAACATTTTTATACCTCTTACTCCTTAGAAATTAAATAAAAACAACAAGCAAATAAAGCAATTAAATAACAAATAGTAAAAATCAATTACAATTCTCCGTGTGTTCAAATGAGCATAACATTACATTCTGGTTAGTATTATGCCTAGCTACAATAACAGAAGCTGAAACTATGGCGATAATCATCGCTACTATATAGCAACAGCCAATACCGATTAAAAATTTTACATCATTACCTCTCATCGTCATCCTCCTTTCTTAGGCAATAAATATCTTTAAGGTCATCAAGGCTTACATCAACTTGTTTAAAACTATGACGTTTACCACGAAATATACATCTTGCATTAGCAAGAATAATGGTTATATGCTCGTTGTTATATGCCTTTACCTTACCAGATATATGACCGCCATTCTTAAAAAAAGAGTCTTACGTCTTCTCCGATATGTTCTTTAATATTATTCATTGCTACCACTCCATATAATCAGCTATTACTGCAAAGATTGCAATATAAACAATCATACTTCCTAATATGACATTAGCATCTAGATCTAAAGTAATACTACCAAAGATAACTAACAATAACCCAACAACAAACCATTCTAATATTCTATTCATATCTGCTTACATAATGTGTGATGTTACTTAAATTTACGGTGTCTTCTTTCTGAATGTCACCAGTCCTTACTAAGAGTCTATGCCAGATTTCATTATCATAAACTGGCATATCACGATAGTTTATAATCTCGTATTTTTGGGTGTTTTCAAACTTTAATGTTTCTGTATTTAATTTAAATAGCCAGAAATAATGGACTCTTAAATCATCTTCTAGTTTTGAGTCGATTATTGCATAGATAGGGTACTTGCCTAAAACCTTACTATCGCAAAACATGTACTTATCTTCTGGTACTACCGCTACGCAATCAAATAAATACTGGTGAGATACCCAGCCTTTAGCTTCTAAAGCCTTACTAAACAACTGATGAACAGCATATTCTGAATGTCTAAAGTTTGGAATTTTAATAGAAATATCTTCCTGCTCGATGATAGTTTGCATTGTAGATTGTTTATATCTAATATCTGGAAAGATATATTGAACTGGGTTTTCGTCATCTCTTAAAACTTGTGCAATACCTTCGTATTTCATTAAGACGAACTTACTCATTTTTTTTACCTCTTAAAAAATGTGAGAGTGTGTCTAAGTGCTCTCACTCACCCATGCCTTTCAATAAGTTAGCCACTCTCTCTACTCGGCAACCCATGCGCTACTAAAAAGTATGATGGAAGACAACAATTACATTATATAAAATCTTTAATAAATGTCAAGTATTTTTTACTTTTTCTTTTCCAAAAAGTTGATTAAGTTTGACTAACTCTGCAAAAGCTTCATCAAGGCTTATTTCTTCTTTTGTTACCAGACGTGTAGACAACTCGCTAAAAGTATGGTTATTATCTATCGTTCCTAGTTGGTATTCATATCCTTTATCTGTTCTGTTCTTCCGTACAACAAAGACAAAATAATAATCAGTGCCGTATGCTTTTACCGCATAACCAGAAAAAACATAACTAACGTTGTGGTCTGGTTGAAGTAAAGGTTTTACTATCAATGCAACTTCACTAGCTGTAACACGGGTGTGTTTAATCTTAATTTTAAAGAAATCACACTTTAATGTTAAGTTAAACTCATCTTTTCTTTTGATAAATATCGGATAGTATTCTTTAGGTTCTTTTCTTTTTACATACAATAAAATAGGTTTAACTTCTAAGTATTCATCTCTTATCCAGTCATCTTTCATTTTAAGCTATCCTCTAATTTCTTAGCCAAGTCCTCATATACCTTGATAGTGCTCTTTGGATATTTTGTAGTATATTTACTCTCTCTACATCTATTAGCTAATTCTTTTACACAGAAAAACAATACACATATTTCTTTATTTGTAAGCTCAATCTTCATTCTTTAAAATCCTCATTTTTCACTCCATCTAACTGATTATAAATGTCTTCTAATACCAAAGAGAAAGTTGTAAACTCATCACCGCCACAGTACATGTAACAACCATCTTTACCTCGTATTTCTTTACCAATAATCATACCAATAAAGAACTTTAACTCCTCTGCTCCTTGTTCATCAATCTCAATTTTCATCTTTTACTTCCTCTGGCTTGCCATCTTTAAAAATCAAAAAATTAGTTGAGTACGGCAAATAAACCGTTGTGTCATTACACATGTTATAAAATAAGCATCCAGCTGTATCAACATCAACTAAAACAGCATTATAACCTTGATTGATATTACAATCAAATACTTCTACTACTTGCCCTTTATATTTTTCTAAAATCATTTATTTAATCTCTTTTTCTAACTTTAATTCCGTTCATTCTTAGACAACGAACAGCATACTCATAGTCGCCTTTAATATCTGGTTTACCTCCAACAATCCTTTTCTTTAATGGGACTAATTTACCAGATATTTTTATTTCTGTAAGTTTCATTTTGGGAACACCCTTTTCCTCAGTCCACTTATACATAAAGTATCTACTAGAAAGACTATATGGTTCGTGAATACAGAAAGCACTGCCTGTTTCATATTCATATACAAGCAAAATTTCTTTAAGTAATTCACTTTGGACTGTTAATGATTTACATAAATTAACTATAAATTTTGGAAGATTATATACTTCGGAAGATAGCAAAGAAAGATTAACATAATCATGGAAGTAATTTATAAAACTAATTTCAGTCCTTTTATCTCCTACCAGCACCTCTACTGGTATATATTCTTTATGCTTTTTTACTTCATCTGTACTTATTCGTTTAACTATAAAGCATGGGACTAAACAATACTTTTGCATAGTTTCAATATCATCCATTTTTTTTACCTCACCGTTTCACTTAAAACTTATAATTTATTAAAGTTCTTACATCTTAATATCTTCTTTATCATTTTGATAAACAACTTAAAATCATAATCTTTATAAGTTGTAACATCGTTTTCATCTGCAATAGAAATAACTTGCAGTTGATTAGTTTCTTTGTACCATATATACATGGCATCACGGCAAGGAACAGTTACAATAATGTGCCACGACCGTACACCATTGATAGGATTTTTATTATATACTCTGCCAAGAGTCCAATGTACTTGATGTAAATGTTTTAATTTACGGTAGAAAGTTCTAGCACTTGTTAAACATTCATTCGTCAATATTTCTTTCTTCATTTTTATTTTCTCTCATATAACTCTTTGATAAGTTGCAAAATTTCGTTTTGGCATCGCCAAAGTTGAATTAGTTGATCTAACATATCCAACCTTAATTGCCGAATACGATAACCTTGATAAACATACAAAGTGCCTAAAAGGACAATACAAATAAGCTCATTACTCATCTTTAACCTCAACTCCAAAAGGCTGATACCTACCATTTAAAAGAATTTCAATACTATTAAATAAATCAGCAAAAGAATATCCTACATTACCAAAAATCAACTGATATGTACCGTTACCATATCTTCTCACTTTTGTAATCATTGATGTTTCTGTCGTCATAGACGGTTTGTATCGTATATAAATAATAGTACCAACAAGGTTGTCCCCATGCTTTTCTTTGTCTAACAGGTCCATTACTTCCTTAAGACTTTTACAAGGGCGATAGTTAATGTCTTTTTCCGTAGGTTCTGTTTTAAAATCACAAGTATATTCTTTTCTCTTAACATTTTCTAATGGCAAAAAATATTTAAAACTACAAGAATCCATAACATATTTACTATCACATCTTATCTGCTTAATTCTGACTAATTTATACCTTTGTTCGGGGAAATAAGCTATCGCATTATCTAAGTCGTCTAAATTATCTTCAAAATATCCTAGCATACCTACATAGCCCTTTGCCTGTTCAATGTCATCGGGTCCAAACACATCGGCTATATCAAAATTTTTAAACTTCATCTTTACCCCCCCTTTTTTTTAATCTGTTTTCTTTTTCTGAAAGTTCTGTATTCTTTGCTTGTTCCACAGCATCGTCAAACTTCTTAGCCACCTCACCACAGTAGGAGGCATACGCCTCGTCATACCCTACTGATTCCTGGTGCTCATGCAGAAGCTCTGATACCATCTCGGCAAGATCTGCGCTTAACTCAATCTTCATTTTCTTCTACTCCAAAAGGTAGCCAACACCCTGCGATTTTTATATCATAATTTTCAGCTAGATGACGAGGAGTAAAACCGTTTATAAAGCGCAATTCATTAGTATTCGTATCTACTTCCAGATTTGTAATTTCAATATGCTTAGTGATGTTAGGATAAACTTTGTATCTAAGATATAAATCACTTCCAACGTAGCAATAATGTTTTACATTGTCTTTTACTAAAAGTTCATCAACTTCTGCAATAGTTCTAAAAGGTCGATACTTCTTTGGCTTATTTGCCTTGAGCGCACTTAACGGTAAAAAGAAAGCGTATAAAGTAAAATCATCAAGGTCAGATTTAAAGCATAGGTTCCAATTATCATCTATATAGCTAACTTTTCCGCATTTAGCATCGTCAATATTTAATTCTCTAAACTGGCTGATACTATTTGCAACATACCCTTTATCACCAATTTTCACATCTTTTCTAGTAGCCCATGACTTTACATCTTTAATATCAAAGTTCATTTTTGTTTACCTCTTTCTGCTTTGTCATTAGTTTTAATAATTCCATTCTCCTTTTATAACTTTTATAATCTTTTGATGTTTCCTCATAAGCAACTTCTCTTCGTAAATCCATTTCTTTTTGGATGCTATCATTAAGTTTTTTGTCATATTCTTTTTCGTTACCTATCATGTTACAAAAACTTTCTCTTGTAATGTCCCATGAACCACTTAATGGCAAACAAACTCCGATTAGTTTTGAATTTATGTATCTTTTATTAACAGTCATTTCGATAAAAAGATCGTTAAAGGCTTTATCTATAAAAGCAAAATATTCTTTAACTTCTTTAGGAAGAGACAGATAATCATTTTTCTTTATTAAGAAATGTATTAGTCTATCTGATTGTTCCACAATTTCTTTAACAAGTAATGTTTCTTCTCTTGTCATTCTTTACTCCATAAAATCATTCTTAATGTCATTTTTAATTACTCTTCAATTCCAAAAGGAACCCAGTCACCGTTAATTAGTAACTCGTAGTTTTCAAACCAGTATTCAAGGCTTACATCGTTTAAATATCTAATCTCTTTACCATCATCAGTAATTTGTCTTCTAAGTGAAGTAACCAAAGCGGTACGTACTTCACGTTGCCCTTTTACTCTGTAATCAAAACGAATACCTAACTCCCCATAAACATCAATATCTTCATCATCTGAAAGATCGTCAATCTTCCTAAAACACTCTTCAAAAGTTTTAAAAGGTCTAGGTTCTGGCTTCTCAAAAACAAGGCTTGCTGGTACAAAATAAGGGTAATATCTTACTTTATCGCCTTGCCATAAGCCACTAATGGTACCAAAGCAGTCACCCTTTAAGCTGTCAATTACTTTTAAAAAGAAAGCATCTTGGCTTTTAGGAATTACTAAGTCCTTTGGTATCTTATTAAAGAAATACCCTTTGCAGTTAATATGAACATTCTCGCATGAATTAACACCAAATATATCATCTTTACAAAAAACTTTTTTCATCTTTAACTCCTAATTAAAAATTGTAGTGTACGCACTTTATTACAGATTTTAAACTTAAAGTCATTTCACTCCAAACATCATCATTTCTCCATAGAATAGTAAATTCTGAACAGCCACTATCTGTTTGAATAGGTATTAAATAACGCAAGTATTCGTTTTCAGCTTTTAATGCAAAACTTTCACAAATATAATCTATAACTTCAAGTTTAAATTTTTTATCTTTTCTTAGCTTTTCATTAAAGTTTACATACTTGTCAAAAAAGTTGCTATCCTTGTCACCATAAACTTTACACATTAAAGAAAAACAATCATCAATATCAGAACATAAATTATTTAAAAAGTTATCGCCAATGGGTGAGCTTGTAAAATATTTATGATCCTCTACTACAAAATAGTTATAAGGCGTATCTGGGAAACATCCTAATCTATCCAATACTTCTTGAATTGTAATGTTTATAAAACCGCCGTTCATTTTAAATCACTCCAAAATCACTCCAAAGTCAATCCAAACCATTTTAAAATAGAACAAAGAACACCAACAGCTACTCCACAAGCTCCAAACGCAAAAATAACTCCAATTGCAAAGAATAGAAAACTAAAGAATATATCTGCAATATGTACTAAAACATCTTCCCATTCCATATTAAGCTCCTGTACTCCCAAAACCGCCTGCACTACGTTCGCTATCTTCTAAGCTATCAACCGCCACAGCATCATCAATATCAGCTAATTTAGCTACTACCAATTGAGCAATACGATCTCCTTTTTTAAACTTTCTGTTACCCATCCAGTCATCATCAGAATTAAACAAAGCTATACCTAATTCACCTGTGTAACCACTATCAATTACACCTGTAAGACAGGCAATGCCTTTTATATTTAAAGAACTTCTGCCCATGATAAAACCAACGTAACCCGCGGGAATTTCTACACAAACTTTTGTTTTAATTAACTTAACACTGTTACAATAAATTTCAAAATCCTCTGGAGCATATAAATCAAATCCCGCATCTTCTCTGTGTGCTCTTGTAGGTAACTTACCTCCGTTTAATACTTTAAATTTCAGTTCCATGATTTACCCTCCAATTTTTTAATGACATTTTAAAAGGAACTTCTACAATCTCTTCTGCTGTATATCCTGCTTTATATCTAGCATATACAATATCTTTCTTGATACCCATTGCAGTTGCGAACTCACCTAATGAGTCATACTTGACTCCTTTGTAAGTAACAGGCTTTTTGTGCTGTGCGTTATCGCCTATGGGAGTTGTTAATGCTTTTTCAATAGTCCAACCTAAAACAGCAATTCTTGTCATAAAAGTGTTTACAGGAACACCCCATTGTCTAGCCATTGCTGATAATGATTTGTATTCTCGACCCCAATGGTCTTTTGCTAATATCATTTTGCTACCTCATTTGATTAACCTTATGTATTCAGTATATATCAATTTTTATAAAACACAAGCATTTTTTATAATTTCTGCAATATTTTTTATTCTTTCTTTTTTTACACACAAAGAGTCAAAAGAATACTTAGAACATTCAAATACATAGGCTAAGATAAAAGGCACACAATCTGGGACTATCTCGCCTTTAAGTACATGAAACTTAACTAACTTATCGTTGGTATATACACATTGATCTACCTGTAACGCATCAAAAAAGGCTTCCTCATAGTTATGAGGGTCGCTTTTAGCGTTAGGTAAAACAACGGTAATAAGAACATTACAAGGTTCATCAATAGGGGGCTTTTTACCACGTTTTAATTCTCTAGCTGTTGATGACTTCCAGCGATTATATTCAGTTGAAGTCTTAATGACTCCACGTTTTGTTTTCTTAGAATTAACATACTGATGACTAAAAACTTCTTTTACACCCACATAATTAACTTCATGGAGTTTGTTTTTAGATGGTGGTAAAGGAACTATGATTTCTCTCGCTTCAACAATAGTATCAGCGAGATGCAACTTAACGTACTTTTGCCCCCATCGAAAATCACTCTTCATCATCTGGGTCATTATCTAAGTCCTCTTCATAGGCTGAAAAGCTATCAATCTTTTCACTAAAAGCAAAGTATTCGCCTTCATAAACAAAAGGGATCATGCCTGTTTCACCGTTACGGTTCTTTGCGATATAGACGTTTGCACTTCTGTCTGCTGGGTTTTGTGTATCTCTAGTAATAAACAAAATTAAATCAGCATCTTGTTCAATCGCACCAGACTCCCTCAAATCGCTAAGTTGTGGTGTACTCTCTCTACGCTGTTCGATACCACGGTTTAACTGTGACAGTGCTATAACTGGGCAGTTAAATTCCTTAGCCGTCAATTTGAGTTGTCTGGTTAATTCCGCAATCTCTAAAGTTCTATTCTGTGCTTTATTACCTGTTTTCATTAACTGTAAGTAATCAACACAAATTAAACTTAAACCGTTATATTCTTTAGCTAACTTGTAACACTTAGACACCAAGTCGCCCATTGAAAGACCAGTAGAGTCATCAAAAAATAACTTAGGGCTTTCAACTTTTCCGTCTTTCATGTTAGCCATCTGTTGGAGTGTTGCTAATATTCGCTGATAATGTTCTGCTCCAATACGATGTTCAATTAAATCATTATGCCTTAATCTTCCAGCTAAACATAAGAGTCTACTAAGAACTTGCTTATTAGGCATCTCTAATGAAAATAACAAGCAAGGCTTAGTTACATCTTTTCGACTTAAGATTTTTAGTACAAGGTTTATTAAAAAAGCAGACTTACCAACACCAGAACGGGCACCGATAATATTCAACCCGCCTTTAAATAATCCTTTTATCTTTTCGTCTAAAAGAGAATACCCAGTAGGTATAAATTCAGCAGTATCGCTGTTATCTTTTAAGTCCTTAAGTAACTCTTGAAAAACCGTAAAGACTGATTGTGGGTCCGTGTCTTGTACAATATTCAGTTGAGAACATAAAGCAAATACTTCTGTTGCTAGTTCTGAACTTGTTAGACTTTTCTTATCTGAAAGAGCCTTAATATTTTCAGACAACGTAAAAATTTTACGGCGTGTCGCTTCGGTCTTTAGTTCCTTAGCAATCTCTGGAAGTACGCTAGGGACTATATCTTTACCTTCAAAAGAATTTAAAACGTCACAAAACATCTTCCATGACAACTTGTTTTTTTGAGCATAATCAAAAACAAGCTCATAGTTTAATGTTTTGTATTTTTGTAAAATTGAGTAAAAGCCTATAAAAATAGGTCTAAAAGACGTGTCAAAATCTTCTGGGTTAAAAATGTTTTGCTCACAGATATACTCATAGCATTTCTCTGGTTTTGCAAAAATGGTTGCTAAAGCCATCTCTGCCTTACTTGACATTTAAAACTCCAAAGAAGTTAGATAAACTTGAAAGCATATCATCAAAGATTTTTTCATCAACCTTGCACTTGTTTTCGATAGATTTTATATTCACGTTTTTATCAATCAGAATATAGCGTTTAAACACGTTTTTAGCAATGTGTTCGCATTTCTCTTTGTCACCGATAAAAACAACGTAGTTTCTTTCAAGGCTGGTTGATTGTGCAAATACAACGGGGTCAAAGTCTTTTAGAGTCTTAACTCTCATGTAGGCTTTGATAAACTCTTTACGCATAGCTTGTGACTGATAATTGTCTGCTAGAATTTGTGATGCTCCATATCCATCACCAAAAACAAATTTAAAGGCTACAAAAGCTCTCTTATCTGCAAATACGATTGAAGTGTAAGGACTAATGTTTGAGCACTTTCTAACTAACTCTTCGTAAACACCAGAAGCTCTAAGCTCTAAAGACTCATCGTCAACCTTGTAAGCCTTCTTGATACAGTCAATAATATCAACTGGCTTAGGCAAAAACTTACTAGAAGCACTAGCTAAGTCTAAGCCCTTTTCGATAGCTTCCTCATCAAAAGCGGATAAGCAACTAGCATAAATCTTAGCGATATTTTTTGTGAATGGTTTATCGTAAACTTCAAAGATTGCTCTTAAGTGTTCTAAGTTTTTATCTGTAAACATTAGCGTAAATCCTCTAATACAAAATCGTTTTCTGGTTTGGTAAGGTCTTTCATGGTAAAGCTGGCGTTATGCTGTTTCATGTACTGTTTCATTTTGTAGTCTGGCACTCTGTTTTGTGCGTTCAGTAACCATGTTGCTACTGTCATACTTAGTGACTTGATAGGGTGCTTTCCTCGTTTCCAATCTAAGTCGTTCCAGTAATTATAAAAACTTAGTGCTTGCATAGGAACATCTAAACACACTAGCTTTGGATAACGTCTAAGGTGTGTGTTGATATATTCGTACATCATAGGCTCTAGGTCCTGTGGTGTCTTTGGGATTTCAAAGTTGTTGTTTTTTGTCATTTTCGCTACCTCGTTTTATTAGATTTCGATATGTAAATATTAGAACAAAATAAAACTAAAAGCAAATAAAATTTTAGTATGGTTCATTTAAGTCTAAAAAATAGAAGTTAAGTTATTGATTTTACATAGAGAGAAAAAAAGAGAAGAAGAAGAAAAGAAAGAAGCAAAGAAAAGAAGAAGAAGAGAAACAAAGAGAGAGATAAAAAATTGTATATATATATCTTTTCTCTTTTTCTTTTGGTTCTTTTCTTTTTCTAAAAACTCACTTCCTAACAGACTAAGCGCCGAAGGCGCAATAAAACTTGTAGAGAAAGTTTCGCCGTTAGTATAATTTATACAAAGCATGTAACAGACAAAGACTACGTTATATATAAAAATATTTAAAATTTAAAAAAAAGATTTGACAATGTTTATTTTTAGCTTTATACTGTAATCATCGAAGTTCAATAACGAGGTAAACAAAATGTTACAAAAAAGATTAGAGCCAGAGTTTAGTACAATTTTAGTCCACCATGTAGGTATTCGCAGAATTGTTGCTGATTTAGCAGTTACCACAGCGACTGCTTACTCATGGGGTCGTTTAGGTATGCCTATGCAGTGGTTTTGTACAATGTATGTGAAATATCCAGAGATTAAATTCTGGGAGATGTTTCCTAAGTTTGATAAAGAGTTTTTTAAAAATTTAAAGTTTTAATTGTTTTTTTTAGAGGTAAAAAAATGGATAGAGTTCAGACTTATTTGAACTGGAAGCGCAAGGTTGAGGAACAGTGTTTAAACAATTACCTCGACCCGACAACAGGCAAGGTAGATAAATTACTTGAAGTGAACTGGGCACATAGAATTTCTATTGGTGGTTCATCGGTGAGTGCAATTATGGGTGTAAACAAGTGGACCAGTGCCGAAGATGTTTACGATGTTATGACAGGTTTTTTAGATAATTCAACTCCAAACGAAAACAAGTTGTTTGTTGTAGGTCATCTAGCAGAGCCTATCATAGCGCAGTTGTTTACTATGACAACACGTATTCCTACCGTTGATGGTGAGACTATTCAAGATAAAAACCGCCCATGGAGTGAATGTCAGATTGACCGCTTAACTCTTGATGGTACACCAGTTGAATTAAAGACAGCGTATCAGAACCCTATGCAACCAGATGGTAAGCGCAAGTTTGGTCGTGGCTGTGATTTTAACGCTAAAGGTGAATTGCTTTCAGTTGATGATTTAATTCCTACTGAATATTATATCCAGTGTCAGAAGCAGTTATACTTAACTAACAAACCATTCATGTGGTTAGCAGTTTGGTTGACTAACAATCCAGCAGTAAGAGTTTTTAAGATTAAGCGTGATAATGACATGATTGCTAAAATCATCAAAGCAGAAGATGATTTTATGTTTGAGCATGTCATTCCAGAGGTCCCACTTCCTAAAACCGAAGAGGAAGATGAAGAGAAACCAGAGGTTCAAGATGACTCTGTATTTGCTGATACATTGATGCTTGATGACTTAAATCAGCTTAATGACATCAAAGCAAACATGTCAAGTTTAAAAGACAAGCAGAATGAACTTACCGCAAGAATTAAGAAACGTATGGGTGATGCTCAAAAGTTAATTTCGATTAACGGTGATTTACTTGCGACTAAAATTACAAAGGTAGTTAGAAAGTTTGATACAAAGAAGTTTAAAGATTATGATGGTGAACTGTATAAAAAATTTGAGACAAAAAATATTACCGTAACTTTAAACACAATTTCAAAAGAGGATTAAAAGATGCCTACTGCAAAAACAGGTAACGCTTTACAGCTTATTGACACAATCAAGAAATCATTAGAGTTATCATACGCAACTGATGTACTTGTAAATTTTGTTAGACAGCAAATTCATGCTCCACAGGGCACAGCTATTACAGACGAAGATGTTTTAGCTGTAATGATTAAAGCTAAGTCAATGAACCTTGACCCTTTAAAGTCTGGCGTTTATGCGTTTAAAGGTCGTGACGGTTTAGTTACAGGCGTGTCTAAAGCTGGTTTTCAGCAAGCTATGGCTAAGTCACCACAGTTTAATTCTTTGACTTATGTTCGCCCAGAGTTTAAGAAAGTAAACAAAAAAGACGGTAAGGGTAATATCAAAGAGATTACGTATTGTGACTATGTGACAGCGGTTATTACTCGTATTGACTCACAGGGCAATTTTGGTAAGGTCGAGGGTACAGCTTACTTTGCCGAAGAGTTTAATTCACGCTCTACTGCTTGGTTGCAAAGACCATTGCGTATGTTAGAGAATAGAGCTATGTGTATCGCTTGTTCTAACGCTTTTGGTTGGGGTGTATATACAGACGATGAGGTTAAGGATATTGCTAATAGCAACTATCAAGACCCATTAGATGTGCCTGCGGAAGTGGTAGCAACAGGTGCAGAACGTGCAACTAAGGCTGTTGAGCAAGTACAAAAGGTACAGCAGTTAGAAGCGGTTAAGGAAGCAGAAGTTGTTGATTTAAGTTCAATTATTAAGGATATTAAAAAATCAGCAACAAAAGTAGAACTTATCAACAAGTACAAGTCTTTAGCTGATGATTTAAAGAAAGAGCAATCAATTATTGATGCTTGTGCTGAAATGAAAAAGATTTTAAACTAAGGTGACTATTATGCAGTTTGAAAAGAATTACGACAGAAAGGCAATGGTTGAAATGGAAGCAAATAGTGGTTATGATACAGAAGCTGGTGCTGATTATGCTGATAAGTATGTTCAGCGTGAGAAATATTTTGCTGGCGAGATTTTAGATGTAACCATTGCTTATGCAAGAACAGAGAGAGAAGAGAAAACAAGCAAGAAAGGCGGTACTTATTACGCACAGAAGCTGAATTTAATTCTTATTGATAAAGCTACTAATGAATGGTTTAGAGTAAAAATCAGAGGTGCTTACTTAGGCTCTGATGGTAAAGAAGGTCATAACCCAGTTAAGTTGCAAGACTTCTTTGAGTTATGTTCAATGCAGAGACCGAACTTCTTAGAAGATGCAGATGAACATTCTTTTGACTATCAAGACCGCCATGTTTGGTGGGAGTCATACCCTAATATGATTGATCTTAAGTTTAAGATTGTTATTGCTCATACAGATGATTATAACGGTTATGCTGTTAATGACTTTGAGATTTATGACCCTAACGGTTTCTCTTTTGTTGAGAAATGTAATGGCACAAAACAGCCAGAAGATTTGGGTGTTAAGCAGTTAGAGTTAATAGACGAGCATAATAAACTTTATCCTAACGAACCATTAAATGGTGCAGTAAACAACCCAGACCCAGTAATGAACGATGCTATTGAAACTTTACAAGAACCATCTTTATCAGCAGATGATGATGCTGATTTACCATTCTAATTAGAAGGAGTCGCTTACGTTAAAATCGTAGGCGATTTTTTTTATGCAATACACAGAACAACAAATAAAAAATTTAATTAAACAGTACCGAGAGGTACAACCACGATTAACTTATATCGAAGCAAGGTTTTTGGCTAAGTACGAAATTTTGCATCGGTTGAGGTATTACAGGAGAGTACAGCGTAAGTATGAAAGTACAGGCAAAGTCATATACATTCTATGATGGTGACGTTTTAACAATTCGACAAGCAGTAAACAAGTACGGTATGAGTCGTAGCTTTATCAGAAAGATAGTAGCTAGTGGCGAGTATCGTACTTTTGACTTTTCTAAGCCCCACCCAACAAAAGGTTACAAAATAAAAGCACGAGATCATACAGGCAAAGAGTTTAATAGCTTTGCTGAAATGTGTCGCTTTTGGAAAGTTGATTACTATCGCTTTTATCATCGTTTACGCAAGTTAAGCGTTGAGGAAGCTATTGCTAGTTTGGTATAATACAAATTATAGTAATTGATTGGAGTAAACCTATGGATAAAATCTTCGAGTTCTTGGAGCGAAACGGAGAGGTAGTATATAGTGTAGGAAGCGGACTATGCGCATTTATTATGGCTTTCTTACGTACAGGAGGGTTTACGATTAGAGACTTATCTACACGCATTACAGAGTGCTTTATGTGTTCAATGATAAGTTCTACCAGTGGTCTATTCATTATGCGATACTTCAACCTTCCTATTGAGGTATTGCTTCCATTAGGTACAGCTGTTGGCTATATTGGTACAGGCTGTATTACCGCAACAATTAAGAGATGGTTAAAGAATAAAACAAATGCAAATCAGTCAACAAGGTATTAACTTTATTAAGTCGTTTGAAGGATGCAAGTTAGAGAGTTACCTATGCCCAGCTGGTGTGCTTACTATCGGCTACGGTCATACAGGCAAAGACGTTGTTAAAGGGTTAAAGATTACACAAGAGAGAGCTGATGAACTTTTTAAGGAAGATATTAGCAAGTTTTCTCATAATGTATCTTTTGCTTTAGACACTAACGAAATAAAAGTAAATCAGCATGAATTTGATATGCTGGTCTCATTAGCTTATAACATCGGATATGGCGCATGGTTACATTCAAGTTTGTTTGATTACCTAGAAAAAGGCGATAAATTACGAGCTGGCAATGAGTTTCTAAAATGGAACAAGGTAAACAAGAAGCCTAATATGGGACTAACCAGACGTAGAAATGCAGAGTATGAGATTTTTAGATTAGGCTATATGTAATGAAAAAACTATCTATTGTTGGTATTAGTTTTCTTTTGTTAGGTTTGTTCATCGGTTGGAAAGTAACATCAACTTACTTTGAAGCTGAAATGAACGCTATGCTTTTACAGATACAAGAACAAGAGCAAAAGAGTCATGTTGAAGCGCTAGAAAAAACCATAAAGAATACAGAGACTTTAACGGTTAAATTAGGAGAACTTAATAATGAAACATCTAATATCAACAATAAGTTTATGTCTTTGTCTAAGTTTAACATTGAGCAGTTGCGCACAAAAGATACCAGTAGCGACACAACATTGCGCACAGATACCAGAACTACCGAAAGAACTACAACAGAAAAGAAAGATCGATGCGTTAGACAGGACCATGCAAAATTTCAACGACTATATGAACAACAATTAGAAGTCGCTAGAGATTGTGATATAACTGCTACTTATTACAACAAGCTATTGGAGTTATACGAAAATGTCAGATAATTTTGATGTTGAAGATGTACCTCAACCTAAAAGAAAAGTTGAAAAGTACAAGTGGCATGTTGAAACGACAGACCCAGAAGTAAAAGAATTAGACAAAAAGTATGACGTCATTCAAGGTTCTAATCATGCTATTGCTAACTTAGATCATAATGACGTCATCGCAATGTTTGAAAAGTATGGTTCAAGACCAGATGTCGATTTATACACTATTGCCCAGACTCTTCATATCAGTGATGTGACACTAGGTAAGTTATGTAAATCAGAAGAATACAAAGAAGCATATCAATCAGCAAAAGCTAAACGTGGGGAGCTATTAGCTTTAGAGGGGTATCATGTAGCATCAGAGCCGTATCAGAAATGCTTACAAGGCGAAGAGATTGATAGCGTTTTTGTTAAGGCTTGTCAGTTAAAAGCTAATTACAACCTTGCTATGGCTAAAGTTATGAACCCAGAATACGCTGGTACTGCAAATAACAATAGTAATAACAATGGTGTAAATCTAATTATTCACACAGGCTTTAAGGTAAATTTATGAGAGATGTTGACGTACAACTTGGTGTTGTACCACGAAAGTGGCAACAAGAAGTTTCAGAGCACATGAAACGCTTTACTGTCATTGCAGTGCACAGACGTGGTGGTAAGACCGTATTAGCATGTAATATCTTAGCCCAGCAAGCAACCACTAAAGAAGATTGCTTGTTTGGTTACATTGCCCCAGAACGTGCACAGGCTAAAGTCATTGCGTGGGATGTATTAAAACGTATCTTTGACCCATTCGTAAAATTTCAAGAAGCAGAGAAACGCAGAAACAAAAGCGCAGAAGATGTAATCACGATCATGGAGTCTGAATTAAAAATCACTTTTAATAAGACTGATAGCTCTATTCAGTTGTTTGGTGCTGATAATCCAGACCGTATTCGTGGTGTAAAGCTGGCTGGTGTGGTTATGGATGAGGTTGCACAGATGAAGCCAGAAACTTGGTATGATGCTGTGCGACCAGCTCTGATGGATAGCAACGGTTGGGCTTTGTTTATTGGTACACCTAAAGGGGTAAATCTTTTTAGTGAACTGTTTAATATGCCAGCAACATCAGACCTTTGGTATAGTAAAGCCTATACATGCGAAGAAACAGGCGCATTACCACCAGAGGAAATTGAGGAGTACAAGCGAACAGTCCCAGAAGAGGTATTTCGCCGTGAGATGTTATGTGATTTCAGTGCTTCTGCTGATAATCAAGTTATCTCATTATCTATGGCAAAGAGCGCAATCAATCGAGATGTTGATCCTACATACGCTAAGTATTCAACTTTAGTCTTAGGAATTGACGTTGCTCGATATGGCAAAGATAAGACTGTTCTGTTCTTTAGAAAAGGCTATCAAGCATATCCACCTATCATGTTTAATCACATGGACTTTTATCAACAGGCAATACACATCAAAGAGATTTGTGACGAAAAACAACCTCGTGCAATTTTTGTCGATGGTACAGGAATGGGATGTGGCTTACCAGATTTCTTACGTGCGTTTGGTATGAACAATGTATTTGACGTTAATTTTTCTGGTGTGACATCGGACCAGCAATATTTTAATACACGTTGTATGCTATGGTTTAAGTTGCAAGAATGGCTAAAGCAAGGTGGCTCAATCCCAGACGATCAAAACCTAGTACAGGAATTGGCAATGCCTTTATATGAAGCAATGCCAGATGGTAAGTACAAGCTAGAAGCCAAAGAAGCAATTAAGAAGAGATTGCACGGTAAGAGTCCAGATAGAGCTGATGCTTTGGCTTTAACATTTTTTGTAGATTTTGATAAAAATATGTTACAAGAGCATAACCCTTTTGTTAAAACAAAAGTTCAAACTGTTGTTGATGACATAAATCCATTCACAGTTTTTGAAGATGAAAGGAGAAATGATCGTGGTTCAATATTCACTGCAATGGACTTCCGTTAGTGATATGTTGCGTATGCACGGCGTTGCGGAAGTTATCAAAGAGTATGCAAAGATTGCTGGGTTTGTAAATGAAAAGGCTGTTAGTGCCCTTGAATACTATCGCAACTATGCTTTGTTGTTAGACGAGAAAGGCGCAAAGTGTTGCGCTATTGTCGGAAATGACAACCATTGCTATGGCTTTGGTGTTCTTTTTGTCGAAAAGTTTTGGCATAATAACACCATCGTTGGCAACGTAAGTGACTTGTATGTAATGAAGTGTGCACGAAAAGCTGGAAAGGGTACAGCTTTACTTAATGCTATTAAAGAAAAGGCTAAAGAATTGAATTGCGTACAAGTTTTATTCACAGCAACAGCTAATACCAGAGCAGAAAAGTTATATAATAAGATATTCAAAAGACGATCAACAATCTACGTGTGGGAGAATAATTTATGGGAGTAGAAGCAGGAGTAGGAGCTATCATAGCATCTGCAATCGCTGCGACCGCAACAACCGCAAGCGCAGTAATGGCTAAGCAGTCAGCAAACAAACAAACTCGTGCACAAGAAAAGGCATCAAAATTTCAACAGATGTCACAGGCACAGGAACAGGCTAGACAGAACGCACAGACCGCAGAAAAAGTACAGAAAATTGATGATAATGCTGTTGGCGATACTTCAATTTTTAATGAAGGCGGAGCTAGTGGTGTAGGCACTGGTAGTGCTTTAGGCTCAACTAACTCTTTAAATTCAGCTGATGATTGGTTCTAAGTAAATGCAAAAGTTCTCGAAAGCTACACCTACTGAAAGGCGTTCATATTTGTTAAGTCGATATGAACAGCTTAAGACACAGCGTAACTATCATTCTACAATGTGGAAAGATGTATCACGTTACATTTCCCCATTCAGCGGAAGATTTAATGCTGGTAATCATGGTGAAGGCAGGAGCTTTGACTTAATACTCGACAGCACTGCTGAAAGAAGTTTAGATACTTTATCCAGTGGAATGATGTCAAGTGCATCAAGCCCTAGTCGTTCATGGTTCAGCTTAGTTACCACCGACCCAGACTTACAAAAAGACAAAGAGGTTTCTGTATGGTTGAGCCAGTGCGAGTCAGCTTTACAGAGAACTTTTGAAATTTCAAATACTTATACAGTATTACAGCAGATGTACAAAGAGTTAGCTCTTTTTGGTGTGTCTGCTAATGTTATTACTGAAAGCCCTTTTACTATTATTGAAAATCACTTATTAAGTGCTGGTGAATTTGCAATCGGTAGTGATAGTGCTGGTAATGTAAATACTTTATATAGAGAGTTTGAGCTTACAACTTCACAGGCTGTTAGACAGTTTGGATATGACAAGGTTTCAAGGAGTATTCAGCAAGCGTATGACTCTGGTTATTTACAGGCTTATTGGCGATTTATTCAAGCGATTGAGCCTAGAGATGACCGTGATGTCACAAGTAAGTTTGCAACTGAAAAACGTTTTGCTTCTTACTACTTAGACTTGTCTGCTGAAACTGGTGATAACGGTGGTGTTGTAAGTGAAGGCGGTTATGACTTGTTTCCTTGTGTTGTACCACGATGGGAAGTTTTAGGTAATGACCCTTATGGCACATCACCTTGCATTAAGTTATTGCCAGATGTAAAGCAGTTACAGCAAGAAATCTATCGTAAGTTAGAGATGATAGACCAGATGGCTCACCCACCGCTGTTAGTACCACAATCAGCAAGAAATGGGCAGATTAGCCTAAAAGCTGGCGCACTGAATTATACTGCTGGTAATGATGCTGTAAATGCTATCAAGCCTATGTTACAAAACAATGGCGATGCTAATGTTTTGGTACAGGATATTACTAACTTACAGAATATTATTAAAGAAGGTTTGTTTGTAAAGCAGTTCTTAATTCTTGAAGAAGCAATGAATAACCGTAAGACAACGGTTGAAGTTTATGCTTTAAAAGAGGAAAAGATGTTAGCTTTAGGTTCTGTTGCAGAGCGTATTAACAATGAGTGCTTAAAGCCTTACGTTAATATTACGTTAGCTCGTTTGGCAGAGTCTGGAGTATTACCACCAGCCCCTCGTCAAATTGAGAATGTGTCATTACAGGTTGAGTTCCAGTCTGTATTAGCACAGGCACAGAAAGCTATTGACTTAAATTCCGTTGACCGCTTTATGTCAACCACAATGAACTTAGCTAGTGTGTTCCCAGATGTATTAAACCGTGTTGATACAGATGGTTTAATTGATGCTTATGCACAGCGTATTGGCGTTGATCCACAAATCTTACGTAGTCGTGAGGAAGCAAATCAGATACGTCAGCAACAGGCAGAAGCACAGCAGAAACAGCAAGAGTTAGATCAAGTTCAACAGCAGTCATTGACAGCACAGCAGTTGGCACAAGCACAGAAGTCTGGAACAGAAGCAAGTTTAGCTAACCAGCAGTTACAGACAGCACAGGATAGTTTAGGAGCATAATGCAAACAAGTTTTGAAAGAGACGTAGCTCAAAAGCAATATCAAGAGGACTTAGAACGTATTAACGAAACTAAAAAAGAACGCTTTGATATTGCTTTGAGTGAAGTTGTTAAATCACCTAACGGAAGAAAAGTATTAAAGCGTATTCTATCTATTGCTCCCTCTAATGCTTTGAATAGTTGTATTGATCCTATTCAGATGGCTTTTAATGAAGGGCGAAGAAGTGTTACACTAGAAATACAAAGTTTATTAAATAGCTTGTCAAAAGAAACAATAAGACAAATTGAAGATGAGGAAATCTAATTATGGATAATGTAGCGCAGACAGCAACACCAACCGCACAGACCGCAGAGCCACAGACAGCACCGCAGTCCGCACCACAGGTTGAACCACAGCAGACAGCTCCACAGGCAGAGCCACAGCCAGAACAGACTAATGATATTTCTGATGGTTGGTTTGATGGCAAAGAGGGTGAGCAGTCACAGGAACAGACACAGGACCAGAAAGAGGAGTTAGCCCCTAAAGTCAACGACCCTTTAGATGAAGTCCCAGCAGATGGTGCTTATAAATTCTTTGATGAGAATGGCAAAGAAATTCCAGCAGAAGATGTCAGTAGCGTGTCAGATGCCTTTAAGGAAGCGGGTCTTACACAGCGACAGGCAAACACTCTAAAGGCTAAGTATGATGAGAATGTTAAAAATATAGCACAGGAAGTACAACGTCAGAACATGGTTGCATGGGCTGATATGGCTAAGGGCTGGAAAGAAGAGGTTATTGCTGATAGAGAGTTCGGTGGTGATAACTTAGAGCAGTCTAAGGCTTATGTGTCACGAGCATTAAACACTTTTGGTGATGATGACTTAAAATCCTTTGTGAAGGAGGGCTTTGGTTTTCGCCCTAGTTTGTTTAAATTGCTTGCTCGCACAGGTAAAATGTTATCAGACGACAGGTTTGTAAAGGGTTCACAGGTGCATGAAGAGAGTGCTTATGAACGTAACAAGCGCAGATACCCTAAGTCACCAGAACTATGGGGTAGCCCAGACCAGTAGTTAATCCCAGATTAAGGTAGCATTATATAGGAGAATAAATAAATGCCAGCTATTGCAAAGCCAGCGTTTCTCAACGGTTTAATGCTATCACAGGCGGATTTAATTAAGCGTCTTGATCCTAAAGGCAACGTTGCAGAGATTGCTGAAATCTTAAACGAAACTAACGAAATCTTAACAGATGTAGTTTTTAAAGAAGGTAACTTGCCAACAGGCGACCAGCAGACAGTACGTACTAGCGACCCAGAAGTTTACTTTAAGCAGTTAGGTCGTGGTGTTAAGCCTTCAAAGACAGAAGTGGCACATGTAACAGAAACATGCGCTATGATGCAGGCAGAGTTTAAGTTAGATGTTGACACCTCAAACTTAAACGGTTCATCAGCAGAGTTTAGAAGTTCAGAAGAAAAAGCCTTTATCGAAGCAATGGGTAAGTCTTTCGCCCATGAACTTTTCTATGGAGATAGAACAAACGCACAGGAAGGCTTTAATGGTCTTGCTACTCGTTACTCTCACTTAGACCTTTCTGTTGATGCTTCGGCAAAGAATGTGTTAAATGGTAATGCTACTGCAAAGGCAAAAAATGTAACTTCAATCTATATTGTAGGTTGGGGTGACAATGTATATTGTCCTTATCCTTTAGGATCAAAGCTAGGTTTACAGACTATTGATATGGGTCATCAGTTAATGAAAGACGACCTCGGCTATGATAATGACTACTTTGTAACACTTTATAAGTGGCAGGTAGGCTTGATGGTTCGTGATTGGAGATACTGTGCACGTATCTGTAACATCGACTTAAATGACTTATCATTAGGACAGGGTATCGGTGCTGGTAATATCCAGACAGGTGGTACTACTAACTTAATTCTTAAGTTAAAAGAAGCATTGACTAAAATCCCTAAGTCTGGCAAATCAAACTTAGCTATCTACATGAACTCTGATACATTCGCTGGCTTAAATACTTTAGCAGAGCGTATGAACTCTAACGTAATTAAGTACGATACTAAGACCAACGAATTTGGTGTACAGTCAGCATGGACCTCATTCATGGGCATTCCATTAAGACAGTGCGATCAGATTTCAAGTGACGAGTCTATCGTTAAGTAAGGAGAAAGAATAATGGCTATTGTTGACTCACAGTCCATCTTATCAGATAGACAGGTTGTTACAGATGTAACCTACTCCCAGCATGGCTTTGACTGGGGCACTAATGCAGATTACGGTACAGGTAAACCAATTTATCTTGCTGTAACTATCCATGGTGCTTTCGCTAAGAACTTACGTATTCAGCTTGTAGGTTCAGACGAAGCAGATATTACAAATCCTATCGTTTTAGGTGACTCTGGTTTGTATAAAAAAGCAGAACTAACTGCTGGTAAGACCATCTACGTACAGCTAGTACAGACTAACAAGAAATACCGTTATATGTGTGCTAGATACATTCCGTCAGCAGAGGGAACAGCAGAGGACCCTAACGCAGTGCCAACAGGTACTTCTGCTTGTGATTGTGCTCCTCTCGGTCGCCCACCTAAAGTTGGCGAGAAACAGGCAGAGCTAGCAAACGGTTTATCAGCTTGCTTAGTATTAGTGGCTCCAACCGAAGGTGTTTACTACAAGTACGCAAATCAAGAAAAACTTACCGCTGGTGTATAACTTATATTAGTTATGTTAAAATGAGGGACTAGAAATAGTCCCTTTTTTTATGGTGTAAACAATGACAGAAATAGATATTTGCAATAATGCGTTAAACTTAGTAGGTCAAGGAACGCACATCGAAAGTTTAACGGAGCAATCAAAAGAAGCTGATAGTTGCAGTCGTATTTTACAGCCTTGTATTGATAGGTGCTTAGATAAGTATGATTGGAGTTTTGCTAGTAAGAATGAAGTTATCCTTGCAAGCAACTTAGTTAGCGGAGCTGTTAACCCGCCTTTTGAGTTTACATACTCATTGCCAGTCGATTTTCGCAGAGCAACAGAACTGCATGATATAGGTAATGACAGTGGTTATGCTAGAAGAGTTACACCAAAAAAGCATATTCCATACAAAGTGTATAACTTTAATAATAACTTAGTTATTGCCACAAATAAGGAAGCACCTTTTGTGTTGCAGTATCAAAGTGCTGTTGTAGAAATGTCATTATTACCACCATCTTTTATTGAAGCCGTAGAGTATCTAATGGCTAGCTATTTAATTGCGGACTTACAAAAGGGTGTAATGGCTGAAAATCAATCCATTAAGATGGTACAGCTAGCATATCAAGCACTAAAGGTTTGTCATACTAATGATATTCCTATCGGTGTTGAATGGATTGATGAACCAAAAGAAGAACAGAATGTAGATTTAATAAAGGCACGAGGTTACTTAGGAGCAGGGTATGGGTACAAAGATTTTATCTAATTCATTCTCTGGCGGTGAAGTATCGCCAACCTTGATGGGTAGAACTGATGATAGCGGGTACAAGACAGGCGCTGAAATTTTACAGAATTTTATCGTTAATCCCACTGGCTCTATTCGTAGTCGTGCTGGTTTTGAGTTTGTTTTTGAGGTTCCTAACAACGATAGCCATGTTCGCTTAGTCCCTTTTAGGTTCTCGTCAGACCAGACTTTAGTTCTGCTATTCGGTGCTGGCTATATGTCTGTACTGTCACAGGGAAAAGTTGTGATGAAAAACGGACAGCCTTACAAGATGAGTACGCCGTTAAACGCTAACGCTATTGACAGTTTACATTATTCACAAAATAACGATGTAGTGACTATTACCAGTTTGCATACTCCGCCTATCGAAATCAAACGTTATTCTGTAAATGACTGGAAATGGAACTACGTTAAGACAGGAGCAACCTTACCAGCTCCAACTGGGCTATGGTCTAATGTTGAGTTACCAGTATTTTATTATCCTGTTGAAAACAGGTTTAATATGGTTAGCGGTTTACATGACTATGTTGTTACTGCGTTAGATAAAGACGGTATAGAAAGCCCCGCATCAGCAGTAAAAGAAGCTAGCGGAAACTATAATTATGACGGTGTTCGTATTCAACTAGGTTGGTCTGGGGTGAATGGAGCAGACAGATATAGAGTTTACCGTGATGTCGCTGGTGTGAAATGCTATTTGGGCGAAACGAAAGACACAACAATTTTTGATGAAGGCTCAACCCCAGATGGTTCTGCAACACCACCTATCTATAAAACACCATTTATCTCAACGGAAACAGGAACTACGGAAGTAGTGGAAAGCTCCGTTAAAGTTGACTCTGGCGGTTCTGGATATACTTATGGCTACAATGCACAAGGATTGTTATATACTCCTCATTCTTTAAGGTTTAAGTGTATTCCACCTTTGAAGCTAACCACTAATGTGCAGTTCGCACAACAACAAACATCAAGTACACATTATACTGCTGATAATTACAACTTAATTGTTACAGCAACTTTGACTTTAATTAACAGTTCTGGTGCTACTGTAATGACACAGGGACTTAGTGATTTCTTTTCAATTAAGTTATTATCTCAAAAGCCGTCAGATTATCGTACAGAAAATCACGGGCAATCCCAAACATTTTACTGGGGGCAAGTTGATGCTACTTATGCTTTAATTTCGACAAAAGATATTAAAATTGACTTTGGCAACGCATCTTTTAAAGATAAAAACTTTAGAGCCAAGATTACCTTTGATGTAAATATAGTCGAAAAAATGTCAAATGGTACATCAACTGGCACTAATTACTATGCTATTGCTAACAAAACAATTCATAAAGAGTTTAACTATACAGACCTAGTTGATACAAATTATACTTATCAGCAATCTGTGTATAAAGACAATGAAACTTTACAATCAATTACTGATAATGGTGTTGATCTAGTTTATATGATTAACAATACAACACAGACTGATTGTGAAACTGAAATCCCATTATATGTAGTTAGTGATGATGCCCCTATTGATGTAGTGGGTATTGCTAAGAATGGTGTTATAACAGAAACAAAATCTTATGTAATACTAGGTTTTCTAAAAGACGATATTCATGTAATCAATGCTAACGGAAAAGGAGCTACTTTTAGTGCAGAGCGAAAGACCGTATTAAAGTCGGGTGATAACCCATGTTGTTGTACACAATACGACCAGCGAAGAGTTTTTGCTGGTTCAATCGAGCACCCATTAAAAGTTTGGTTTACTAATGCTGGCTTTCAGTCATTGATGTGTTATCATCAACCATCTTTAGGCGATGATAGAATTGAGATTGAAGCAGTAACAACTGATGCCGATAGAATTAAACACATGATTGCTTTACAGTCACTAATCTTAATGACTGGTTCAGCAGAATTGCGTGTATATACACAGAACTCTGATAGCTTAACACCTAGCTCAATCGCTGTTAAAGTTCAGTCTTATATTGGTTCTAATGATGTTCAGCCTTTAGTTGTTAATTCTACTATTATATTTGCTGGAAACCGTGGCGGTCACATCTACGGTATGACGTACACTTATTCAGCAGATGGTTACAAGTCCAGCGATATTTCTATTCGTGCTCCTCATCTGTTTGATGAAAAGAATATTGTAGATATGGCTTTATCAAAAGCACCTACACAAATTGTATGGGCTGTAAGTTCAAGTGGAGACTTGTTAGCTTGTACTCTTTACTTAGACCAGAATTTATGCGCATGGACTAGAATTGTAACTGATGGGCATTTTGAAAGATGTGCCACAATTACAGAAGGTAATGAAGATAGATTATATGTAGTTGTTAATCGTGGTGGCAAACGCTATGTTGAGCGTATGTCTAACCAAATTATTAGTTCTAATCCTACTAAGCATAGATACTTGGATTGCTATTTAAACAACGTATTTCCACAACCAACTAAGAATGTATCTGGATTAAGTCACTTGGAAGGAAAGACTGTTGGCGTGTTTGTTGATGGCAAACCTCAATCAAACAAAGTAGTCCGTAATGGTGCTATATCTTTAGATACGGCTGGCTATGATATTACTGTCGGCTTGCCTTATTTATGTAAGCTGAAAACATTGCCTATCACAGCGCAGACTGCTAACCAGTTACAAGGCACAAGCAAGAACGTATCAGAAGTTTTTTTAAGACTAATGCACGATGGCGATGTTTATGCTAATCTATCAAGTGCAAAGAAGTTATATAAGGTTAAGACTGATGATAAATATTATCAGCCTTATGGTGACAAGTCTAAGCTAGCTCAATTAACAGTTGATGGTTCATGGCAGTTAGATACGTCACTTGTTGTTGAACATAGAGACAGCTTACCTTTAGAAATACAAGGTGTTGTTTATAATTTAACTATTGAAAATACAAGGACTTACTAATGAGCACAGCATACAATCTTCCTAAAGTAGCATCATATAATTCGGCAAACCATGCAACTAACAATGTTGACGGCTCTAGTGATTGGGATAAAAATACTAATGATTTATTTCAACTAGGTGTCGGCAATGCTATTGTTAATGGTTTTAGTTCTTTTAGTGAGTCTTATAAAAACGTATTACAAGGGCAGATGTCAGCTAGAAATTATCAAGCGCAAGCTGATAGCTATAACTATCAAGCTAACATGGCAATGCAGAATATGTTTAATGCTTATCGTCAAGGCGAATGGCAAGCGATGGATATGGGCATTAAAGACAGACAGAAGCTAGCAGATATTAAAACGACTAATGCAAGTTCTGGTGTAAAAATGACAAGTGGCTCTAAGAAAGAATTAGAAGACTCACAGCGTTTAATTCATGCCCAAAATCAGAAAACATTAAGAGACAATATTGAAGCACAGGCTAGCCAGTATCGCCAGCAAGCAGTTAATATGCAAGCACAGGCTATTGTCGCTAAAGGTAATGCGCAGGCACAAAACATGATGGCTAGCTTATGGTCGCCATTTATCAATGGTTTTATGACCGTAGGCTCTGGTATTGCTAAGGCTTACTATGGCGCAGATATGTACAACAAAGGCTTATATTCAGCAAAGGATGCTTTATAAAAATGGCTACACTATTAGACTTATCACATATAAATTTAAACTTACAGCAGAATGTACAACCAGCTAATTTGGCATCTCAACCAGTACAAGATTACAACGGATTAGATAAAGCTGGATTAAAAGCATCACAGGAGTTTTTACAGTCTTTTGCTAAAGCTCGTGCTGTAACTATTGATATTCAAGATGATGCTAATGCATCTACTAATGCGTTGGATTTTGAACGTGACATATCATCTAAGCTAGACGAAGCTAGTAACCTACAAGGTACAAAGGCACAAGAAGCCTTTGACGCTCTACCAGAAAAGATTGCACAAGCACGAGAAGTTTATACAGACAAGAACTTAAACGCACGTCAGAAGTTTTTATTCTCTAAGAAAACTAAGGATATGGAAAACGGTTTTCTTATTCGTGCTAACTCTATTCAAGCCCAAAAGGCAATGCAAGATAAACTTAAGGCTATGAGTCAAGAGTTAAAGAACAAGATTAACGATGTTGCTTTAACATGGAATACCCCTGTCTTTGAGCAAAACTTGCAGACGTTAAAAGACTTAGTTGCAGAACAGCAAAATATTATCGGTTACAACAATAAAGATGATATTGAAAATGCACAGCGTGAAGCTACAAGTAAGTTATTCTCTACTGTTATTTCTGGCGATATTCAAAATAAAAGATATGGAGTTGCCAGACGTGGTTTAACAGAACACGCAGATGATTTAGACGGCATTGATCGTATTCGTTTAATGAACGCTTTAACAGCAAGTATGACTAGCGATGCAGAAGAAAAACAACGTCAAGCTCATTCAGATGCGATGGAGTTATACCGCAGTCTAAAACAATCAGCTAGAGACTATATGGATAACGGTCAATTTGACTTAGGTAAAAAAGCAAACGATCAAGCAAACGCTATTGGAACACAACTAGGATTACCCCCATTAGTATTAGGGGCTAACGATGTTGTTGCGCAGAAAAAGTATAACGGTTGGCTAGTAGGCAAAATGAATGAAGTTAAAAAGAATAAAGGCTATTCTGATTTGGAAAAACAACAGCGTTTTACAGAATTAAAACAGAATGAAGATTTAATCAAAAATGCAACTGAATTAGTAAACGTTGAGTTTAAAGGTAAGAAGCCTAAGACAAAAGAAGAGAAAGATGCTTTCGCTTTAAAGTTAAACAAAAAGATTGATGAGTTAGCTTACGGTCAAGTTGAACAGGAAAGTAAGATAGCTTATGAGAGCGCAGACTTTAATAGCAAAGCTGTAACTCAATTCTTTGATATAACTCAAAGTTTAAAAATGGACTATGACAACTCTGGTGCAATTAACACAGAAGATTTTATTCAGCGTGTTTGCGCACAAAGTGAAGATGCAAGAAAATTAGTTGCATCTTTAAGCAAAGAACAGTATGCAGACTTTAAAGACTTAGTGCACCCTATGGCGGGTGGTCGTGAAGTAGGTAATGATGTTGGCTATAACAACATAATGAAAATACAAGATTTAACTTTACAATTCAAAGACTTAAAAGCTGTAAAGGAATACGCTATTACAAATCATTTTAGCCGTCAACAAGCTAATGATTTTAAGATGGCGTATCTAAAAGTAAGAGCAACAAGGAACACTAAGACTTTAGAGCAAGTTGAAAAGTCAGACAAAAATATCTATGCACAAAAAATGTTTGGCAATGATTATAAAGACTTAGAACCAGAAAAACAAAGATTAGTAACTCTGGCTGTGTCAGCCAGAAATACTGCTGTTATTCAGTACGCAGATGAGCACGACTTAAACTTAGAAAAAATGTCAGATTGGTTGACAGCTAATATTATGACAGACCAGCGCTATGACTTTACCAAAGTAAATGTTAACGACCAGCAAGTAGCTTTTGAGCAGGCACAAAATATACAAACAGTTTCTAATGAAGCATCACAAGAAATGAAAGATTTTGCCGATAGTTATTTACCAGCAGATGAAAAGAACAACGTTCAATCAAGATATGATTTATTTACTGAACTAGAACCTTTTAACTTTACTACTGGTTATGGCAAGACTTCTAAGAAGCATACTATCTTAGTAAGACAGCCTATTGTTAGTTTGGTTGATAGTAATTCTGGTATTGTCGGTCGTTTCTCTCCACATCGAGATTTGGATATTGCTAACATACAAGAAATGGACAAAGACTCTATGGATAAGTATAATAAACCTATTCAGAGTGAAGCTGATATAGTAGAGTTTTTAGCAAAGTACGAGAGAGATAACGGTAAAAAATGGCAGATCAAATATACAAGTCCGAACTATCACAGAAACCGATATTTGAGCAAGTTCAACGTGTCGGAATAGGTCAAGCAGTTATAGACCAGAAGCAAGACTTTATAGGGTCTATGCCTTTTGACTACTCATCTTTCACGGAGCGTCAGAATGTTGCTCAAAATCCTTTGCAGTATTCTGAACTCATGGGCGACACCCTTAACGTTATCAACTCTAATGATTATCAGTATCAGTTAGGAAGTTACTTACAAAAGAATAACATTCAGCAAGGTCAGACTTTAACTGATACTGATTATGACAGATTAACTGCCGAAGATTATGCTTTATATTCAGCCAGTCAAGGCAGTTATGATGCTGATAAAGAAAAGAAAAACAGCTTAGACTTTGCTAAAACATTAGCGCAACAAGGAAGATTGTCAGAAAACATGATAGTCCCTTTTGCTTTTGCTAATTATAAAAAAGCTACTTCTGATACATTTTATATTAACGGTGTTCCTAGTTTAGATAGTAATGTTCTGTCTAAGCTAGTATCAAATCCGAATGTATCAGCTTTAACCCTAGCTAAAATATCTAATGGTTTAGATATGATTGCTGGGGATAAGAATAATTTATCTACTTTTGGCACTGTTACTTCAACATTTAAAAATACCGAAGCCCAAGATGAAGCATCAGAGCAATACGGTAATTATGAATTAAACGCACAACAGGCTAGAGATATACAGCGCAAAGCCCAGTTGCTCTATGAGTCTGAAAACAGTAATGCACTTATTAAATTTGGTGCTACTTTTGTGGCTGAAATGGCACAGGCTTATAAACGTAATCCATTGAGTGCTACTGCTATTACTGTCGCTAGTGCTATTACTGCCCCGTTTACTGCTGGTAAGAGCATTGCTTTAGGCTTTGGTGCTATTCAAGCATTAAGAGATTTTAATTCCGCTCGTGAGAGTGTGGCTTTAGAAGCAGATTTGGCTCGCCCAGAATTATCACAACACGATGCTTTAAATTCATATCAAGCATTAGGCTCTGGTACTACCAACGCATTACTTGACGTTGCTACTTTTGGTATGATGGGCAAGGCTCTATCAACTGCTGGCACTAAAGCATTAGAACAGTTTATTACTAAAGAGCAAAAGACCGCTAAGGTTTTAGAAAAGTCCAAGATAGCTAAAGCCTTGCCTACCGAAGCTGAAACTTTGGCAAAGCATAACCATGAATATTTAAAAGGTATCGGTGCGCAATTCTTAGAGAATACAGCAATGATGGAAACTGTTGGTTTGACTCAACAGATTGCGACAAACAGTTTATCAAACAAAGACTTAACAAACAACTTAGGTAATGTTGCTAAAGAAAGTTTTAAACAAGGTCTAGGTTTATCTGCTATGTCAACCGTAGGCTTTGCCCTAAAGTACCCATTCAGCCGTGCAAAGATTATAGATGCGTATGCTAAGTTAAGTGATAAAGCTCAACACGATGTAGTAAATACAACTCTTAATGAACAGACCAAAGATTTAAACTCGATTGATAAAGCAAGAGTTGTTAAAGATACAGGCTTAATGGAAGTTAAGTTTGATAAAACTGATATTCAGAAGATGGCAGACGAGAATGATATTGACTTAAGCCAGAGCTGGATAGCAGACAAGATGAGCAAAACCCCAGACGGTGAGACTGTTTCAGTTCCTTTAGATGAATATTTATCTCACTCTAAAGAGGGCGACTTTGCGTTATTTGAGGAAATACGTCACGATAGTGATGAGGGTATTTCTAAGCAAGAAGCCGAACAAACATTCAGCCCAGAGACACAGAAAGAATTAGATGCGGAGTATCAAGACTTTCTTAATAAGACAGTTGAAGAGAACGAAAAAGACGTTAATGAACGCAGTGCTATTGAAGCTGATGTAATGACACAAGTACGTAAAGCTGTGCCTGCATCTAATTCAGAACAAGCAAGAAGTATCGGTTCTTACATTGCATCTATCTGGGAGTTTGTATCAGACCTTACAGGTGATGGACTGCTAGAATCTTACAATAGCAACAAAGCAAAGATTAAACGTGAGATGACACCACGTTACACCGATGGTTATGAGTTGCATTACTTAGGCATCTTTACTGATGATGGTGAAGCTAAGGTTACTGATAAAGGTGATAATATTACAGCTTTACATGAAGTAGTACACTACTCGTTAACAGGACTAGAGTATGCAGAACAGAGACTAAGAGAAAAACTAGCAGTAGCTGATGAAGCAACAAAGCCCCAGTTAGAAAAGAATTATAAGAAAGTAAAGTCTATATTAGACTATGTGTATGGCGGTGATTATTCACATGTAGAAAAAGGTAGTGAACAGTGGCGCACGGCAAATGAAAAATTTGTGGCACAAATGATGCTGGATATTGTTAGCGGTCACGCAGAAGCACAAGCTGTTAAAGATTTTTACAAGAGTTTACAGAAGATGATTATCAACGCTTATGCTATACGTGCAAGGCATGGTGATCGCACTTCTCGTATGACACCTAAAGAGAAACAAGCTAATGCTATTGAGCAGATTAACGATAGCTTTAGTACAATTTATAATCAGCAGTTGTATGTTGATGACCCTGTGTTTAATGAGTTTGCCAAAGATTTGTTTGATGCACAGAAAGAAGCAGAGATGTATGAAGGTTTATACATCGGTGATAGCGTTGATACTTTAACAAACTCTAAAGGCGAGAAGATTAAACTTGATGATGAGATTGTAAGCAAAGTTAAAGCAGAACGTGAGGGCTTTAGAGATTGGCTAGTAAACTTTAGAAGTAAGGTTAGTGCAACCTTATTTGCTTTCGGTCAAAAGTTAGATAGTGAGTTTGGTAAACTGCTTAAGTCAAATAAAGAAGCAAGCAAATTCTTTAGAGAACAAGGCAAAGAGTTTAAGCAAGACTTTTTAAAGGCTTATAAAGAGATGAAGAATACTTTAAAAGATAAGCCAGAGTTTAAATTCTTACTTGAACTTAAAGAGCACCCATTCAATCGTGACGAAATAAAAGGTATGCTTGACCGTAAGCAGTTGACTAAGCGTGAGTATAAACAGTTAGAAAAAGATGGTTTCTTATCTGATGATGGTGAAACGCTTACAGCAAAGAGTGCTATCTATAAAGGTGTAAGTCCTCGTCGTATGCTAAGTAGTGCCTTGCAAATCAGAACACCTAACGCTTACTTGCGTAGGTCTGCATTTACTAAAGCATTAAAAGACTATAAACGTAAGGTAAATGATAGGTTTGCAAATGGCAAAATCAAGGAGCGCTTTTATCAAACATTCGGAAACATCTTGCGTTATGAGCATCAGCTTATTAACAAGATGAAAGGTACACTTGATAAGCCTAGCTTTGTAAAGTATCTGGCTAACAGAGCTATACAAGATAGCAAAGTGTTCAAGCATGGCGACCGTTACTATATGTCACAGGCTCAACGACTAAGACAGAAAGCACAGGCTTGTCTAAAGAAAGGCGACCTAAAAGGTGCTGATGATTATTATCGTGCATCACGTGTGACCGCAGAGCTTGCCTTTGCTAATACACGCACACGTAATATTATTGAGAAACAAACAGATAGAGTTAAGCGTTTAGTATCTAAAGGTCGTGAGGATTTATTTAAGCAAGGTTATGACAATGATACTTTAGACTTAGTAAGGACTATATTAGACAGGACTGGTTTGGGTAATAATTTTAAAGGTGACTTAGACAAAGTTAGAGCTAGAGCTAAAGATGATCCTATTATTCAGATGACTGTTGATTTATTTGATAGCTTTGATAAGAGTAATCTAAATAAAAAATATACAGACTTAACAACAGCTGAAATAGAAAAGATACATGATACCATAGAGGGGCTTGTAACTCTATCACGCCAGCAACGTGAAGTTATCCTTGATGGTAAGAAGTATGATCGTGAGCAAGTCATCAATGACATTGCAAATCAAATTCAGTATGAACACAAGATCGTTAACGGTAAAGTTGTACTAAGATTAGATGAAAACGGTAATCCTATTCGTAAAAAGAATAAAGCACCAGACCGTACGCTTAAGAATGGTGGTACAGGCTTGACTGCTGGTTGGCTAACAAAGAAGATACTAGGCATTGATGCAAGTGCGAAAGCCATCTGGGGTAAGATTGAGCAATGGGTGTACAGCATTGATGGCGAGATGGGTGGTACTTTACACACTCTATTCTTTACTCCTGTTCGTAGAGCACTAGCTAGAAGTGCAAAGACAACAGCGGAGTTTAAAAACAAGTATCAAGCTGTCTTAGCTAAAGCGCAAGAGTCTTATAGCTTAGGTCAGATTACATCTAACCTGCCAGACGTGCGCAATGGTGGTGCCCCTATTGTCTTTGGAGCTGGCAACTCTTCTGCTTTTGGTTGCGGTCAAGCTGAAATCTTGGGACTTCTTACTCACATTGGTAATGATAGTAACTTCTCTAAGCTATGTGAAGGTTATGGTTGGACCCCACAGCAAGTGTTAACCTTTGTACAAGATTGTGTTGACAAAGGTATTATCACAAAGGAAATGCTAGAAGCATGTAATGAATTGTGGGCTATAAACAAAGAAGCATTTATACGTGGTGACAAGGCTTATTATCAAGTCCATGGTATTCACCCTAAAGAGTTGGAACCTAGACCAGTGATAGTGACTATGCCAGATGGTTCTAAGTTTACTTTAACTGGCGGTTACATGCCTATTGTTACTAACAAATCTGTATCAGTAGCAAGAGAAAAGACACAGCTGTCATCTAAGTTAGATAACATCAATGAATATGGCAGACACTTTGTTGACGGACACCCAGCATTAGCAGACGGTTGGGGTAAAGAACGTAAGAACTTAAAAGACCAGTCAGCTATTTCTTTTGACTTAGCAGAGCTGTGCAACAAAGGTGTACAGGTGGCAAGCTATGCAGACTTAGCTCCAACAATTCATAATGTACAATCTGTATTTAATTCACAAGAAATTAAAAATGCGTTTGCGAACACGGACCCAGAAAACTATCACGCTTATGTTGAGCGTTTAATGTTAGAAGCATGTAACTCTACTGTTAATCGTATTCAAGGCGACCCATTAGATAATGGTTTCTTTCATAGTTTAATCGCACAGGTAGGTCAATCCTTAATGGCATTAAACCCTACTGTTGCTATCGGACAGTTAGCTGGTTTATCAGCATCATTGACTTACGTTAAGCCTAAGTATCTGATGAAAGGTTTGTTCTTATGGGGGCAGAAGTACAAAGATACACTTGACATCTTAGCTAAGAAAGACCCATTCTTTTACGAACGCTTGATTGCTAACCAGTCACACTTGCAAGAAACGGTACAGTCTTTACTTGTTACTAAACATGCACGTGGTTTCTTGAATAGTGTTTTGTTAAATCATGGCAGAATTTCTGGTTGGCTATCAGAAAAGTTTGCTTATGCTATGTTGAAATGGGTACAGGATAGAGTCGATGTTGCTACTGCGTATGGTGCTTACATGCAAGAAATGGATAAAGCACCTACTCATTTTAAAACAGAAGCTGATGCTGATGCGTTCATGGATAAAGCAATGCAGAAAGCTAGCCAGATTGTACGTATGACACAATCATCATCTAACCGTGTTGATAAGGCTGGTGTTGAGAATAGCAGTGCCGTCACAAAAATGTTTATGCAATTTCAAAACTATTTCTTTAATGTAATTCAGACAGAGATAGCAGAAGCTAAACGTTGTAAAGCAATGGATATGAGTGTTAAGGAGAGAGTAGCACGTAATGCTTATGTACTTACAACCTTAGTAGTAATGCCAGCTTTTATGAACGGTTTAATCTCACGTGTTGCTCATGGCGATACAGAGAACATTACAGACTTGCAAGAGTTGTTAACCATGACAGCTAAGGAAACGGCTAAGACTTACACTCATGGTGCTCTTCCTATTATCGGTGGTATGTTTGATAATACCATTGAGAGTGCTGGTGGTAAGAATAAAAAGAACTATCGAGGTACGGTAGGTATATCTTCCCCTACCACCAGTGCTTTAACCAATGCGGTTAATGGTGTTTCAGCTTTGATACAGGGTGATTTTAAAACTAAAAATGCACGTGATATACTGTATTTAAGCACTGATGTATTAAAAGTCGGTTCATTAAACTCTCTCTTTAAACGTGGTTTTCAGTCCTATGACAGCAGAAAGAGTACACCAGAAGATACAATCAGAATGTTAATCACAGGCTATCAGTCCGACAAACAAAAGGCTAAGTAATGGCAACGATAAATAGCAACGATTATAATAAACTCACAACAAGCTCTAAGTCTGATAGCAATGAGCTTGTGTACTATACTTCTCGTGGTGTTCCTGTTTATACTGGTGAATTTCATGGTGTTTTAATCGGTAATGCTACCACAGCAAAACAGTTTGAACACGACTATACTTTGTCTGCCACTGGTGATGCAACAGGACAGGTGAGGTTAAATTCTGGCGATGCCCAGATTAAACTTACTGTAACCAGAGCAGACCATGCAGGCTCGGCAGACTTCGCAGGTAAGACAGAGTTTTCATCGCACTCTTCTCACGCTGATATGGCTAACACAGCAGAGTATGCCTATGAGTCTGGACACTCTAGCAGGGCTACATTAGCTGATGTGGCAACAGAAGCAAAGCATACACCTTTAGCTGACTTAGCAGCTAGAGCGACCCTTGCAGATAAAGCCGAGGGCTTGACGTGGGATATGATCCAAGTCGTAACTGAATATCCTACTAACATTGCACAAGGTGTATTGTACATTAAAGTTTATGATGAGTTTCATAATAACGGTTGGGAGATTATCGGCTTTAAGTATAGAGATAAAAAAGGTTTAATCAACACAACTGATTTAAGCCTTTATCGTATCAGATATACTAACCGTGCGTTGACTGAGGACTTTATGGAACACCGCAGAATATGGGCAACACCAAGCCCAGAAAGAACTTTGTCAAGTATCAAAGGCGAGATTGAGCAAATTAACGTAGCAGAGAATGACACGCAAGTCGAAGCCTTAGCTAAAAGAGAAGCTAAGTTTTTTAGACAGGAAGATTTACTTTAAACTAGGAGAAAAATTATTATGGCTGTAACGATTGAAAACGGTTCTTTTGTCGGCAAGGACCAAGAAGGTAATGTTGTTCGTGTTCGTGGTTTTACAGACAATGATATAAATAAAATCAAAGGTGCATTGTCTGACATTAAACAAATCAAAATTGATTTAAAAAGTATTAACGCTGGACAGAAAGAGTTAGCTTACAAAGACTATACAGCAACTGCAAATCAAGCCGATATGCCTAGCGGTGTGTACTTTCTTGTACCAATGACAGCGGATAATCAGTTTATAGCTTTTGATAAAGTTACTGGTAAGCCAGCTGATACTACAAAGAAAGTCGATCACTTTGTGATTATGTATAAGTCAACAGGTGCAGACGGTAAAGTTAGCAACTTAGGAACACAAGAAACTAATACCAATATTGATGGATTAGCACGGTTAGATGGTGATAATTCATTTACAGGTTCTAATACTTTTACTAAACCTGTAACAGTTGCTACTCCAACAGGTATTAACCATGCAACAACTAAAGGATATGTAGATGAGTTAATCAATACCAAAGACGATAGCTATGTACATAAGACAGGCAACGAAGATGTTGCTGGTGTAAAGAACTTCACATCAAGCCCCCTAGTGCCAACAACAGAACTTAATTCGCTAGCTGACAATCAAGTACCAAGTGCAAAAGCTGTTAAGTCTTTAGTGGTTAACTTTATTAAATACTCCGAGACTAAACCAAGTGCCGAGAGTGTTGAAGAGAATAGCCTTGTTATGTACCCAGCGGAGGATGCTATCTAATGAAGATGCAAATGATACCTGCTATCATTAACGATACAGGTGATTGCTGTTGCCAGTGCCCACCAAACGGTCAAGACGGTTGGTGCCATTGCAATGATAACTATGACGGAAAAGGTAATGACATCGAGAACGCTATTACTTGTGACCTAGTATGGGCTGAACTTCAACCTAACGGGCAGAAAAAATATTTTAAAGTTGTTAGTGGTAGCGCACAGCAGAACATGCCAGTGGTTCTACCAACTGCAAGTCTTACTAAGCGTGGTGTAGTACAGCTCACTAATGATTTAAGTAACCGTGAAGATATTGCTTTAACTCCTAAAGGTGCTAATCAGATTAAAGCTACTCTTGATAAAGAAACAGCTGACCGTATTGCAAAAGATACTGATTTGCAAAATCAGATTAACAAAGAGAAATCAGATAGAGCAAATGCAGATACTGATTTATTAAATAAGATAAATCAAGAGAAAGCAGACAGAACAGATGCGGACAAATCTTTATCTGACCGCATTACACAAGAGACAGCTGATAGAAAGAAAGCAGATAGCGACTTATCTAATCGTATCACAAGCGCAGAAAGTAAAGCAAACAAAGCTGTTACAGATGTTACAAGTGATGGTAATGCAACTGTTACTGTAACTAAAGCAGACGGAACATCTAAGAGCTTTACTATTAACAACGTTGCTCATGCAAGTAGTGCAGACAGTGCAACAAAAGCCACTACTGCTGATACAGCTACTAACGCTAACCACGCAACATCAGCTGATAGTGCAACTAAGGCAACAAGTGCAGACCATGCAACAGTTGCCGACAGGTTAGCCGATGGTAGTGGTAGCAATGTACTAGGTTTTCCCGATTACACAAAAGGTGTTAATTTAAACTTTACCGACGTACTCGGTCAACCGTACTCACCAACCATGGTATCTAACGGTTTTGTTATAGCTTCTTGTTCTGCAAGTTCAAACGCACGCACAGATGGTGATACTGTTTCAGCAAAAATTAGTTTTACAGTAAATGGCAAAATAATTACCGTTCAACAATCCACAGCGCATAACGGCGCTTCGGCTGCTGCAAGTGCTACGTTATGTTTTCCTGTAAAAAAAGGTGACACTGTTCTTATCACAGCAATAGAAAGCCATACCTTTGGTGATGGTACTCATGGTAATGTTTTTGCAACATTTTTCCCTTGTTTATAAAAAAAACAAAAGCCCTTATTCCAAGGGCTTATTTGTTTAATCTACTTTGTTATAAGTTATATCATTGACATACACAACAATGTTTCCTTGTACTAATATAGGATTATGTGCTGGGAAAGAACTTTCGCTTATAACTGTATTAAGCTCTGGTCCATAAAAAGTAAAGGTTTTTGTATTTGATATTCCAAACTCCAAACCACCAATAGCATTTCTTGATGTAAGTTTGTTAAGACCACCTGTTCCTGTGTCCGTAACAACTAAGTTAATTGCATCTACAACAATATCGCTAGCTTTTCCAATTTGTTTTGGGAAAGTAAAAGGAATATCAAAAAAGTATTGATATGTAATATGGTAATTACCATTACCAATACTCTCTCTATTGATTATATGAGTATCAACACTTTTTTGTACTAAGGCAGTTGTTAATACATATTTCTTAAAATTTACAACGCTACCATCGCCACCACTACCATCGGCTAACCTGTCGGCAACTGTTATTTTATGCTAAAATATAACTAATACTTTTAATACATGTATAAATATACAGAGGAAAAATAATGGCTAAAGGAACAGGCACTTACGATGATCCTATTATCGTTGATGGTATTTTTACTAAAACGATTGACGGTGTAAAAAAGTTTTTTAAATTAAATACTGGTTCAAAACAATCAAGTGGACCTAGTACAGGGGGGTCTAATTGTGTTCAGTATGATAGTACAGGGGCTGTTACTCTAACAACTAAACCTCAAATTATTAGAAAAAACACAGATGATAGTAACCTTTCTCTGTGTGGAGGTAATAGTAATACTGACGGTGGATTTGTTATTGTTCACGGTCCAAAAGAAAAGACTAAGACAAGCACTGTTGAATTAGTATCTCAACAAGGAACACAATCTATTAGACTAATGATATGGAGTTCACAATATAGTTTACCTTATATCGAAATTAAAGATGGAACAAAAACAACACAAAAAGGATTTGTATTTTCTGTTAATAATAAAATTGCAACAAACGGAAATGTAGATGTATATCCTTATCCAGATACAGGAGCATCACCAACAGGAATGTTGCAAAATCAAACCGTTGCAAGCAAAAAAATAACCCTGTCGGGTGTTATATATGTAAATGTTACAAGCGCAAATGCAAATGCAACTGTGAATTTATTTGTTAATAGTTTTAAAGTGTTTGGCTTTCAACCAAAAGAAGGTACAACAAATTTTAAAATGTTTAGTGCAATCGTTGGAAAAAACGATATCGTGCAATTTTCTTATTCAAATTGCACGGCTTCATGGGATTTTATACCTTTTAAGTGATAAATATTCTTAAATTTAGACTGTAAGAACCATAAGAAAAGTGTTACTCTATAATAGCAATCAAAGAATTGCGTTTGTCTAATTAACATAGAAGATATAATCATGGGTGATTATGCAAGCAAAGGTGTAGCAGGCTCTGGCTTAGGCTTAGGTATTGCTGGTACTGCACTTGGTTTATTAAATGGTAATGGACTTGGTGGTCTGTTTGGTTGTGGTAATAATTGTGCTGTAAATAATATGGCTGGTAATGCAATGGTTGCAACACTAGCAGAGAAAGATGCAGAGATTGGGCAGTTAAGAGCAGAGAAATATACCAACGATAAGTTAGGTGAAACCTATATTGCCCTTAACAATCAGATCAACAAAGTCGCTGGTGATCTTGCTACCTTGTCATTAAATAATGAGCGTAGAATTGCAGGGCTTGAAGGTCAAGTATCATGTTTAGCACAGGCAACTAATACTGCAATCGCTGGTATCAACAATACTTTAGGTACAATTACTAAGACTGTTGTTCCTATTGGCGCTGTATGTCCAGAGCCTATGCCAGCTAAGAACACATGGGTTGCCCCTACCACCACCCCTACTACTGGCGCATAAGATAAGAGGTTAGTATGCAAGTTACAACAGAAGATATTACTAATGCCCTTATGAAATGGGGCGAGAATGACTTGGCAAACAAAGGCTCAATGCTTAATCAAGCACTGGTTTACTTTGTTTTACTGCAAGGAAAAGATAAGGTTAAACAGTTGATTAAGCCTTTAGATATGCTGTCTGATAATGGTACCTTTGATGTTGACCAACTGCATACTAACCTTGCTAAGACTCTTGAAAAATTTGGTGGAACTTTCCATGTTAACTATCTTAATTATAATTTTGATGGGGAAGACTTGGAAAGAATTTTTGGTTACTTAAGAGGTGAGTTATGATGAAAGAGATTAGCGAGTATGAGAGCGATGAGAATGAAATTAAAGACTGTCTAAAACAATCTTTAAAGATGTCTCTCGCAACTGTTCATAATCTTTACGATGAACACAAGGAAGATGAAGGCTTATCTTTAGACCAGATACATTGTTTAAGACGAGCCTTACAATCTATCCTTATCGTTCATCAGATTAAGAAAAGCTAAAGAAAACTATCTATTAGTTTGTATAGCATCATTGCTATGCTTGCCGTTACCCCAATGATAATATACGGTAACGCAATACACGCTTGAATAGCCTTACCGCTAGGTAGATACCAACCTATTTTAGTGATAAGGCTAGTCTTTTGTACTGGTCGTGATGCCTTTTCCCATTCCTCCCTCATTCTTTGTTTAAACATTTTCTTCTCTAGCTGTTGTTGCTTCCAAGTTTTTACTACTACTTTTTGTTGCATTTTACACCTCTCATTAACGCAGGTGTAGTTAATGCACGTTCAATACTCCAACCATGCTGTATCCTCCACTGATATAGTTGTATTCTAATCTTATATTTTCCTAGCATCATCTTTAATGTTTTGTATTTATTACCTAAGTGGTCGATGTATTCGTTGTAATACTTATGAGATTTGCATGGTCTAAAAGGTGTTGTTAATGCCTTTTTTAATTCCCAACCTAGAGTAAGTCTAGCTCTTAACTGTTGTGCTGGCATGTTGTATGCCTTTGCCATTTCCTTAAAGCTATCAAAGTGATTGCCTTGATAGTCAACGCAAGGTTTAGTTCTCATTTAAAACAATCCTATAAAGAAATCAATATACAATAGTAGTAGTGTGCTTGCCATTACTAGCATGATTAGTGCACACAATATTCTAACCATGCCACGTGTAATGCTAGTCACTTTCTTTTCGCTCTCTGCTTATTACTGGCAAGTCCCACTGGTATTTAAGACACCATTCTTTACAATCCTTTTCACTCATACTCTCTAAGAGTTGTGCTTGTTCTGCTGTGAGCTTGCACAACTCATTCGTATGACTGCTCCCTTCACCTTTAATAATACACAACGTATGTATTAGTAGTGTATTGTTTTCAGCATCTAAGATATAGTCTGTAATATCTTTCTCTCTGCCATAGTCCATAAAGTCTTCACAAATTCTTTTCATCTTTTTAGTCCTCACAAAAATAAGAGTCTTTAATTATATCTTCAATCACCTTGAAAGCCCTATCAATAATGTTAATATAAAGAACCTCTAGGCGATCAATATCACCAAGGTATCTTAGACAACTAATATCATCAAGGTATATAGCTAATATCTTTCCGATGCTTTCATAATCGCTGGGTAAACAGCTTCCCCCATTGCGCCAGTAACGATCAATTTGCCATGCTCTTTCTCTTGCATCTGTTCTAATAGTATTATCTGTATCATTGTTGATAATGCTAGGCAACATCACTTTATTCTTATCAACTACAATTAAATTACATTCTTTTGTTGATGGCATTTCACTTGCATCATCTTGTAGCATTTCTAATAAGTCTTGTTTAATATACTCCACCACATTAAACAAACAATCAGCGTACGGTTGCCCTTCACTTTGTATAATTTCTATTTTCTTATTATCAATTCTTGTGTTTAAAGCCTTAACAATATCTTTAGCTTTGAATACAACCTTAACATTCATTTTTATTTACCTCTATATACAACTAAATTGATTTGATCGCACTTTCTAATATTTGTGCTTTTTGTAAATCAGTAAATTTTTTACATTCATAAATATCTTTTTGTGTAATATCCCTCTTAATAGAGAGAATAGTCCATGAACGTGGAGCACTACATTCAATTTTTACAACTGTTGAACGTGGTGTGTATTTGTACGCATTAGGAAATGTTTGTGCGTTTAAATCTATTTCTACCGATGCGCCTTTCATGTCTTTATAAGACAGAAAACGGCTTAGTCTATTTTCATATTCAACGATTGCCTTGAAAATTTCAAAGGCAGAAACAGTCCTAACTTTGCATTTATCTTGCAACGTATTCAGCTCTTTTATAAGAGCCTTTTCAGACTTTGGAGCTATCTTATAAAAGCTGGTCGGTGTTGTATGAACTGTAATAACTGTGTGCTTTTCGTTTTCCATTTTATTTACCCCCATATTATTTTTTTTAATCTTCAAATAAACTCTTAGAAAAATCCGAAAGGTCTCTATATTGTAAGGTTAATTCTGTATCAAAATAAATCTTATTGCCTAATCCGTTGTAGTAAAGTTTTCCATTTTTATCTTTATAGACTCTTGTAAAAAACATGCTGTACTTAGCTATTGTTTTCATGTAGTCCACGCTTTTATCCCATTCATAGCTAACCCTAACTACAACTACTCTATGAGTATTTAAAGTATCGACCAAAACAAAGTCATAAAATTCATCTTTCTCACGCCACGTTTTGTTTCGCCAGTAAGTGAGAGCACAATAAATATCATGCCCCGTGTAACTCATATCTTGCGTTATATTTATTTAGCATCATTTTCTAATAACTCCAATTCTTTTTCAATATGAGTAGATACGCTTAAGTTGGTATTTAACATTAAGTCAAGTTCCAGTAATACTCTTAGTCTTGATGCTAATTCACTGATAGCTTTAATGTTATCTATATAACAATATTCTCTTCTCCTAATCTTTTCCACATAATCTTCAATTCTATTAAGATAGTCATTGATAGCATCTGTTGTATTTTCTAATTGCTGTTTGTTACATTGCACTCTATTTGATGCATAACCCTTTAGGGTTTTTAGACGTGAGTTTTTGCTATTCATATTTAATCCTCTTTAATTAAGCCATTCTTTACAGCTTCTGTATGTGTAACGACAAACACAACACAGTCATTCTTAGCACTTAAGTATGCAATTTCACAATCTTTATATTTTGCCCGTGCAAAATACATTTCATCGCCTTTCTTGTATTTAGCTCTAGTGCTAGGTAATATCTGAAAACCAATTTTGTCATTAAACATATCAAAATGTTCTATAATTTCGCCAATAGTCATTTATAATTTCTCCCATTCTTTGTTAGTGCATGTCCAGTAATCATTATCACTTAATATGTTTTTTGCATCATCATAATCTTGACAGTCGTCATTGTATTCCTCAAACGCATCATAGAAATATGTATCAAACAATGCGCCTAATTGATATTTGTTCCATAAATAACAGGCATGGTCTAAGTTTGGAGCTTTATAAAAAGGTATGTAACCGCTATGCCCCTTAAAACGTTCGTCACATATTTCTTCAAAGCGTTCTAATAATGCTTGATTTTTCTTAACTGCATCACGTATTAAGTTAAGTTCTGTTAATGGCATGTCAAACTCAACTTTATCTGTTTCAAAGTTATACTCTTTTGGTCTGATAACTTTAACATTGTCAAAGGTTATCTTTTCATTTGTACATATATCAAGCCATTGAATTGCACAATCTTCCAAATAGCCTTGATAATTTCTTTCTTTTATATCATCTTCTGAAATCTTGATATTGTATTCATCATCATAATAACTGATAAACTCTTCTAAGCTATCGTTCCATGCTTGTTCATACACAGAATTATAACCGCCAGCGAACATTAAACTAACTACCTTAACTCTCATAATCCACCACCTTATAAAACGTTTGAAAACTCACGCTCATGTAAATATAACTTTTTGCCTTTGTAAATTTTTATATAATATCCTAGACAATCTTTGTAAATTGTTTCGCTTGAAATAATGTTATCATATCTGCCATTTTCCATATAGGTTGTATTTTCTCTAATTACAATGGCTTTCATGCTCTCTTTGAGCTTACCTTTGATAAAGATATAAATTTTATCAGTGCCATACATATTTAAGGTTGTTATAAATTTATATCCATCTTTAATTAAGCCACGCTCATACAGCATCGCAATTTCGAGATCAACTTTTTTCATAATTTACTCCAATATAACATCAATATAACCGTTGCGAGCATCAACTTTGTTAATTGTGTATATTTCCTTAAGTAAAAATACACTAGGTAAATTACTTAAGTACCCGTTAAATTCTAACGGTTCAAAGTTATCATCGTAATCATCTAATGTTGAGCATGAAACTTTTATAGTAAAAGGTTCTTCAATGGTATCAACTAATTCTTGTAATGTCATTACCTTACCTCCACGTCAAGCACTGGTATTTGACCGTCTTTAAATTCTGACGGATAAATTTTAATAATTTCTCTATCCTTAAGAATATCTAAAATTTCACATGGATAATTCATCCATGCACGATTTTTATATCGTACATTTACTTGTAATCTACCGTTAGTTTGAGACGATAATAATTGTCTTAGTGTAATCATATCTACCTCTTAAGTTTAAGTGTGATTGAGTTTTCATCACCTTTTTTATTCTTTAATTAAAAGTTTTAAAATTTCGTCTATCTTTTAGCCCTAATAGTTAAAAGCTCATTTGTTGCATGTACACGACACTTTACGTATTCATTTTTATCCTTATAAGCTAAAATCTGGCGTACATAAAAAGGGTAACGTTTTTCGTTAAGGTTTCGTAACACCAGACGATGGCTTACTTCCACAACTTCAAATTTCCCAGTACCACATTTAATGATTTGTCCGACTTTAAAAATTTTCATTTTTTACTCCACAAAGTTAAACATTTATCATAGTGGACTATTTCTAATCCACTAGCATAAATATTTTATTTAATTAGCAATAATAACAAACTTGTTACAAGTGCATTTGCTGATACAATCATCAGTGTTAGTTTTACGGCTTGTTCATGGGTCATTTTTTTATTACTCCAAAACTAATAGATTGAATAATGAGTATCACCGCATAAAGCGTATATATCATATATATTAACTGGGCTTTCTTCCACGGCTAAACTTTTCCATTCTTTTTTGCTTAATCCACGTTTAAATTTGCTAGGTGCATAGCGTGTTAAAAACGCTGTAATATGTCTGCTAGTGGTAAGACTCCAATCGTTCCATGTACGATGTAACCCTTTGTCGTCTAAGTAACAAACAATCGTGTTGTAACTTATTAGAAACATTCCTACACCATTTACACCTACACTTTTTGCCTTTCCATAAAAAGATTTGTTTCTCACAAATTCATTTGCTTGTAAATCTGTGAGATAAATCTCATGTTCTTTTAATTCGTCTCTGGTCATTTTATTTACTCCACTTTAGTTAATACTAATTCAAAAAGACTTAGAAAAATCCCTTTGAATTAGTAAGGCTTTTCAGCCCTACTAACCTATTTTTTATAGTAAAGTTGCTATACAAATTTCGTCTAATGCCATGAAATCTTTTTTAGAATACACATCACTAATGATGTATTGTTCGACAAACGCTCTACAATGCTTTAATAAATTTTCTACTAAGAGTTCTGATAACAGTCCTTCAAAGACTGTTTCATTCACATCAACCGCTGTTTTTGTGTGCTCAAAATCGTCTTCAACAAGCACAAAAGTGGTGCCCATAATATCACTAGTATAGTGCATATTTGCCCCAACACGCTCAATGTTGAATTTGTGAGTTTTTAACTCATACAAAGATTTAGCACAGTCAAGGGCGATATTTAATTCACATGGTAAGATATTTTTCATAATCAACTCTTATTTGTTAAATAACTCTAATCACACGGCACTAACTTAAATGCCGTGACATTAGCATTATTCTTCTGCTTTCAATTTGCGTTCGAGTTTATCATGTTCAGCGTGCATTTGATGCAATTCTTCGTAATAAAAATCTGGGGCAAATCTACCCACACTTGTGTATCTGTTAATCAAGTCCATTTGAAGGCTCATGCGCATTTTCAAGTCTTTGAGTAATTCTTTGTCAGTCATTTTGTAATCCTTAGCGCAACATGGCGCTTAAAAAAGTTTAAATTTGTTTGTTTCTTTTTATACTTTAATTATAGACGTTTATTTTAATTTGTCAAACTATTTTTTAAAATATTTTTAAAAAGTTTAAAGTCTATAATCAAAGTCTAAAAGAACTATATAAAGATGATGTTTCTTTATATTTTGTTAAGATAATTATAGCATAGTTTTAGTAAAAAGTGCAAGTTGTTTTATAAAACTGTATGTTTTAATAATTATTTGTGAGACAAATCAAAAAAGCGTTGTAACGTATTGAAATATAAAGCGTTTTGATTGTGTTTTTAGTTTGGTCTTGACAAGGTTTTTGAGATTGTTAAATTAGAGTTTGTGCTCGTGGGTATGCGCATTATTTAAGTATATTTCAAAGTTAATGCAAGCACATCAGATGTGACACGTTGTGTGATGTGTAGTCCATGTATTGCGCAATGTGTTCAATGTGCAAGTTCAGTTAGTGAGTATTGAATGAAACGGTGAAATGAGGTTGAAAGTAAGTGTATAAACAGACAACAGCATCAAATCTAATCAATCAAGTTAATCAGTAGTAAGTTTTCAGTTTGGCTTTTGGTGACAGTTCTATTCATTTGTCACATCACATCAAATCAATACAAATTAAATCCAGTTGCGCAATGTATGCTTTTTATTACACCGTATCAAACACAAATCAGATGCTAAGTCATCAGTAGTCACAAGTCTTGTGCGCTTTAAGTTGCGTTAGTCTAAGTCTAAGCATGATGCGTAATGTATGCGTTATACATCGTTGATTAGTCTCAAAGTCTAACGGTTGTGTAGTGTACAGTCCATACATACCGCATTAGTCTTGTGTTTATACGTTTAAATAGTTTGCTATTAAAATCAGTTGCGCAATGAATGATTAGTCAAGTTTTTAGATATACACAAGGGGGGGG